ATATCTCTTCTCAAAGGTATAACTCTAACAGGTTTAGTGGATATTCTTTCTAATGAAAATTTTAATACCTCATAAGCAGTATGTTCTTTAGGGTCATACCCTACGTAAACTGTGTTTACCATTTGATTCTTTAATAACACGTGCATTTCTTCTCCAAAAAAAAATGGGGAGCCTTTTACAACTCCCCTTATAACTTAATTAATCTTAATCTTTTTAGGTTTTTGTTCTTCAGGTACAATCTGTTTGAGAGTTATTCTCAATATACCTTCGCTGAATGTAACGTCTTCAACGTGTAACGTGTCTGCTAGAACAAAGTCCCTAGTAAAAGACCTCTTAGCAATACCTTTATATAAGTATTCTGGCTCCTCTTTTCCTTTTGAATCGTCTAAATACATTTGAGAAAAAGTTCTACCATAAGTACCTTCTATAGTTAAATGATTTTCTTTTACAACTATATTCAAATCATCTTTTTTAAATCCTGATAGAGCAAAATCTATCAAGAAAGTTTCTTCATCTTCTTTTATAATATCATAAGGTGGATAGTTTGTATCTGTCCCTTTTATATTATTCATTACATCAAACAATCTATCAAAGCCAATAGCTTGTCTTGAAAATGTATCTACTTCAAACATATATTTATCTCCTTGTTAAGCAAGTTAAAAAAGAGTCCATTTCTGGCACTCATTTATGTAATTATACATTATAAATATATGAAAGTCAAGAACTTTTTATATATTTAATAAACCAAAGGTGTTTAATATAGCCATAAGTATTATATATACAACCCACATACCTACACATATAGCTAATATATTAATTATTAATTTACATATTACATCTAATAAAGTCATTTACATTAATCCTAATTCTAGTTTACCACTTTCTGAAATCATATCTTGTGTCCAAGGTGGGTCCCAAGTAATACCAACTCTAACTATATTAACCTTTTCTAACTTTGCTACTTCATCTTCTATTTGCTTTGGTAAATCTTGAGCAACTGGACAATGTGGTGTAGTAAGAGTCATAAGAATGTCAACATTATTATTTTCTTTTATATCTACATCATATATTAAACCTAAATCATATATAGAAATAGGTATCTCAGGGTCATATACTTTTTGTAATACATCTATAATATTTTCTTTTAAATTATTATTAGTCATTATATATCAACCAATTCACATGAACCTGCTTTACATGCTAACTCTTGTGAACCTCTTGTATTATCTTCTGTTTCATACTTCTGTAATAAAGACCAATCAATATTCTTAGGCATCTTAGATTCTAATTCTTTATATTGCATTTCATCTATGTCTTGATAAGGTGCTTGTTGATATGTATGGTCTGAAAAAGGTAAGAAAGATATACCAGATAATGTTTCAAAATTATCCCAACACCAGTTACCCACATTAATCCATTCATGTTCTTTAACAGATATAGTCACAGATGGTTTATGTTCACACCAATGCTGTGCATAACACTTCCATATCTCTAATTGTTCAATAGCTGTCATAGTATATCTGTATATAGCACCAGGTTCTGTCTTCATAGGAAAAGAAAATACAGAGTTATTAGGTTGCATAACATCATCTTCACAAGGTATACCCTGCTCTGCCATAAATTGTGTTAATGGGTCTTTTTTATCTCCTCTTACTGTTCTAATGTAATAAGGATTATGTCTAGCATGAATACCACTAGCACTATCAACTAATTGACTAACTGTACCAGAAGGTTTAACACATGTAATAGCTGTTGACTGTGGTATACCTAATTTTTTAGCCCATTCTTTATTTACTATTACAGCTTTTTGTCTCATCTTTTGTAAAAATTCTGGTAAAGGAGTTCTCATTCTAGATAATAAACTATTGTCCATAATACCTGTGAGAGATACACCTAATAATCTTTCTTCTTCTGTATTTGTTTGCCATCTTTTTCTAAGATAACCAAAATCTGTTAGAGTAGCTTGTATTGTTCCTAATATAGTAGCTACCTCTATTTTATTATGCAGCATATCTTCTGTGTCGCTTGGTCTACATACAACTTCTGTTAAATTACAAAACTGATTAGGTCTTAATATAATTTCACTACAAGGATTAGTACCAAAGTCCCAATCACCATTACGTCTACCATTTTCTCTAGCTTTTTCTTGAGCAGACTTTCTATTAAAGATACCACGTTCACCAGATTTACTTTCATATAATGCTAACCATTCTTTCATAAAGATACCTGCATCTGGTTTCTCTGTGTATGCTACAGAGTTATTAGCTAATGCTCTTTCTGGATTAGTTTCCCACCATGCACCAGACTTAGCAACTCTTAATCTCTGGTCTGATAAGTTAGACAGAGATATAAGAGCTGACCTACGAACACCACCTACAACCACAACTTCACCAGTCTTACACACAATATCGTGACACTCCATAGAGGATAACTTTCTACCTCTAGCATTTTTAAACTTCTCAATAGTAAAATCAAATAGATTAACTAAGGGTTGAGGACCACTTGCTCTACCACCAAATGTTTTTAATCTATCTCCTGCAGGTCTCACCTTACTAACATTTATCTTTGGTATTCTACAAGTATAAAGATAAGATATTAAATCTTTAAATGCTCTTGCCCAACCTTCTTTTGAATCACTAACAGAAACAACATCATCTGTTTTTTCAAACTCTCTATCTGGTATAGTGGGTAGTTTATCTATGTATTGTCTTTCAACAGAAAACCCTACACCTGTACCATTCATAAGTATGTATAATACTTCATCAAATGCTTTTGGATTATCAATAGGTATGTAAGAACAATTATATCCTGCTATGTTTTCTCTTTCTAAAGCAGGACCTGCAGTCATTAATGCTCTCATAGATGGCATAACAGATAAACCTATAATACTATCTTCTATTTTTCTCCATACCTCACTATCTATTTCAACATCTAAATTTTTTTTTAAATGTATCTGCATAAAATTACTAAATCTAGATACTGTTTCTATCCATGTTTCTCTTCTACCCTCATCAGGTAACCAACGTGCATATCTAGATGCATGTATAAACGTCTGATATTCTGTTGGTAAATAATTATTTCCTGCCATAATCTTTCTCCAATATTAATTCACAATAATGTATAACTTTTTCTATATCACTAGCTCCTTCACCTTTTCTTCTATGCCTTGTAATATATTTTACTACATTACCTTCAAGAAAAGTAAGATTATTTTCTACAATATAATCAACAGGTTGTATCTTACATGATTTGTAATGGTCTCCACCTACTTGTCTTTCTGTAGCTAATCTAGCTTCTTTTTCTAAGTTAATCTTCTTAAAACCTTTTTTATCTTTAACTGTATCTGCAATAGCTTTATCCATTAATCCCATAATCCTCTCCTATAATTTAGTTAAAAAGTATGCTACTAAAATAATAAACATACCTAATAATATTCCTATAATAAAACATGTTAATAAATTAAATTCCATATTATAACATCTTTTTTATTCTTTGTCTAACATATTTTATGTCTGGCGAATGAATAACTTTATACGCAAAACTTCTTGTGTATGAAGGACTTAATCCTGCATGCTGACAAATCTGCTCAAAATTATCACACGTAACACCAACACTACAAAAAAACCATGATATGGCTCTGTCTTTATTTACTTTACTTTTTTTACTTGTAGCATCTAGTAAAGCTTGTAGTATAACTGATAAAAATAAACCTCTTTCAGGAGATTCTTTATTGTTAAATTCTACATCTAAAAATATATCAATGGTCTTTTTCATTATTTACTATATTATGTAACATATCTATTGCATCTTTTGCTTCAGATGCTTTATGTACTAATTCAATAACATCTTCTACAATCTTAGGATGTTCACCTACACCTACAGGATTGTTAAGATGTATCTTAATATTTGTTAAAGCTTTATCTCTCTCTGCTGTATAGTGAGACATAACTGCTTCTAATATATGTGTTTTTATTGCCATATTTTTCCTTTATTAATTTAATGTATTTTTTCCATGTCTGTACATAGGATTATTTTTACCTTTAAATGTTCCTTCTTCTACTACTTTTTTTATATGTTCTTTCATTCTTTCTGAATGTTTTTTATAATCAAAAAGAGAATAGGCATGTTTAGTATTTTGTTGAGGAGTAACCCACTCTAAATTAGTTACTAAATTATTATGTATATTCCCATCAATATGATTGACTTGATGATTTAATATACCAAACTGTATTTGAAAATGTTTAGGTATAGCATGCCACCAATCATATTTATCATATAAATCAAAAGGTATAAAGTTTATAGCTACTACTCTATGCTCTCTTATATTATAATTTTTTTTACTCTTAGCTTGATTGTTTATATAACCATCTAATGAAATACCATACTTAATATATCCTTTATTGTTAGGTCTATTAACATCTTTTTCGTGACTTCTTTTTCTTATTTTATTTATCTTTAAACTTTTTAATCTACCATGATTACTAATCTCATAGCCTTTTGCTCTAAAAAGACTACCATCTTTAACTATGTATAATGGTTTAAATATTTCTTCAATCATTTTTTTTCCTTTACCAATTTATTATTTCTTCTACTCTAGGTTCTTTTGCAATGTTTGTAAAATACGTTGGACCTTTTTCATACTTGAAAGCACGAAGTCCTTTACCTTGGTTAGCATCAGACCAACACTCTCTTTTATGAGCACAAAAAACACAACCAATAGCAAGCTTCCTATTACCAGAAACACCTTCAGGAATATCACTATAACATCTATTAGGAACTGTTTTAGAATCCAAAGCACCTTTGAGATACTGTACTCTTTCTTTTGCATTTATCATCTCCATATCATGCACTCTTGTTAAGGCAATATTGCCATGCTGTTTATCTATAGCTAAAAAGTATGCTTCTTTAACATTATTACCTGCAGAGTATGCAGATATTTGTGCTATATATCCAAAAGGGTCATCATCAGCTAGTCTATTATTAGCAAACTTTTTAAAAGAATAACCACTTGCACTCTTACAATCTACTAATACACCATCTATTTTACAATCTTGATGTCCTTTAATACCTTCTACCTCTACCTGTTTTTGCTCTTCTGTGACTGTATGTCCTGCTACTCTAGATAAAAGTATAAGTAAATCTTCTAGTAGATGTCCATATAAAAATTTAATTCTTGTTGATGGAGATAAAGGTCTAGCTTCTGAATTAGAATGTTTGTCATACCATAACTGTCTTGTAGGTTTACCTATAGAAGATAAAGATAATTTTCTTTGTTTTTTAGGTTGTTCATTTAAAACAATTTTAATATTATTAGTTACACTTTTTGTAAATTCTTTTAAATGTTTTTCTAAATCTTCTTCACTTATTTTATTAATAATACTTGGTTCAAATAAGTTGTATATATCTTCTACTAATGTATCTATTGATTTCATAAAAATATAATAGAAAGACCTAACAAAATATTGGGAGGATGTTAGGTCTTCTATTACCCTTTCTTAGTTAAGAAGCAAACCTTGCATCTGCATCTTCATTAGAAACAAAACCATCAGGTACAACATCAAATGCGTTATCAGCATCTGCGTCTGCGTTGTAAGGAATTAAGTTAGTAACCTGTACTGCCCTTAAATCAGCAGACACTCCAGACTTACCACCAAACTCCCAGTCATATGTAGAGTACAACACATTAACCTCTGAGCCATTACCAATTAAAGTATTAATCATAGCTCTTTTCTGTGCATCTACGACCTCTGGTGCTTTGTTTAAATCACCACGTTTGTTCTTAACTTTTCTTTTAATGGTGACAAAGTCTCCTCTGTCATCACCTTTATTCTTAACATTAAGACCATCTTCTTGAGCCATCTTTTTGTTCTTTGCGTCAAGATTACCCACGTCAATAGTCCACACACCATCAGAATCAAATGTTGTGTTAGGGCTTGTTATGCTCGCCCAATAAGCATTTCCTTTTAATACACTCATAGTATTTTTCCTTTCTAAAAATAAAAGTATATCAGAGTTATTCATTGTTGTCAAGATTTTTTAACCAAATAAATGTCTTATCTAATGAAACAACTTTAGACATTTCTATTCTTGATATTAAATCTTTCTTACCTTGATAACTCCTACCCCAAACTTTATAATTTGCATTTTTAAATGAAGCAACTCTCTTTGTTACGTCAACAATACTTTCACACATATCTCTAAGTTGTTTAGTATCTGCAAATACAAAGTCTTCTTTACGTTCAAAAGCAATGTAGTCAGATTTACTATATAGCCAACCTGAATCACCCATAGTATTTTTGAACTCCACTACAGTCCATAAGTCATCAAATCCTTTTGACTTATCTGTTCCTGTTCTTCTAGCTTTTACATCTACTGTAAATTTTTTATCTCCTTTCGTTAAAATTAAATCAATGTGGTCATACATATTTTGTTTTTCTGAAGAAGGTTTTACAGTATATCCTCTTTGTAAACCTTCCTCTACAAGTAAATTTTCTACTGCAGTACCACGTTTAATATAGTCTTTGTGGTCTTTTCTACCCACAAATTCTTTGACTAATGTGTTTGTGCCCATGTCGTACCTTCCTTCCATTCATTGTCTAATGGACATTTCATTTGCAACTGTTGTTCTGTATCCTTCATTGCATTTTTGGTAATACTACCAAATTTCTGTACATCTTTTTTAGAAACTTCATATTGGTATTCATCATGTATTGAAGCAACTAACTTAGCATCTACTCCAGATGCTTGTATTCTTTTATTCATATTAATTAACCATAGCTTACACACAACTGCACCTGCTCCTTGTAATAAAGTATTTAATGCACTATGTGGAGAACGCA